AATGGGAACTTTGATCCAAACACCGAATGCCAGTTTAACTGGAATGACTGGTGAAATTGGGAGTGATGTTACAGGGTTGGGTGTTCAATGTGCTCAAATGTTTTTTTTAACTTCTACTAAAGGTAATGTTACTGGTGCATCAGATATAACTGCAAATATTTCAGAAGTAAATGGTGCTACAACAGCTTCACATGGGGCATTAGTTACTCAAAGCTCTGGTATATTTTCTTTTTCTAAAACAGGCATTTATTGGATAATGTTTCAGGGCAATACAGCTTATGATAACGATGCTGTATACAATATTCAGTACATTAAAACAACAATTGATAACGGGACGTATGTAATTGCCCAAAGCTCTAAAGTATCAAGACCTTTAGAAACTGGTTCTGAGGGTTATGAAAATATTTTAACACAATGTTTTTTTGATGTTACTAATACAACTAACTGCAAAGTAAAATTTACATGTCAGGCCAGTGTAAATACTAATTGGATGGGAAATTCAAATTTAACTGACTCAACAACTACTTTTTCATTTATTAGACTATCAGATACATAAAATAGATATGCCAGACCTAATCATCAAACCCACAGCAACAAGCGGAAATAAGTTGATCCTTCAGGATCAGGCAGGAGGAGCAGTCCTCACAACGGCAGACTCTGGTGCTACTATTGCTAATGCAACTTTGACTGCACCAACGATTGCTAACATGGCAAATTGTACTTTCCCTGCTGGTCATATGGAATATATTACTTCAGTTACAGGAGATGGGTCAGCCGTTAATATTGATTTTCCTTATGATGGGGGACATTTTTCTGGTAGTTACAGTTATTTTAAAATAATTGGTACTGGTATTCGTGCTACCTCAAACGATACCCATTTATATGTTCGTCTTGGGGATTCTACTGGAATCCAGACTTCAAGTAATTACACAAGAGCTGGTTATTTGACTACCCATGATAGTGGGAGTGTGGGGAACGGAGCTGGAACTGCTGGGGGAGAGATATTTTTTTTCAATGGAGCATCTAGTGATGTAGATAAAACAGTTTCTCTTGAAATAGATATATATAATGCTCAGTCTACTTCTGAATGTAAAGTTTTATATTTAAAAGCAGGAGGAGGAAGGCAAAATAATGCAAATAGTTTGCATGGAGGTTCTATTTGGGCATATTGGAATAATTCCTCAACAGCATTAACTGGTTTGAGAGTTTTTGGTAATCAAGGGAATCTACATGGAACACTTAAACTTTATGGAATAATATAATGGCTGAAAAAATGTATACAAATACTCCAACTGGCAGGGTTGAACTTACAGAAGAAGAATCTAGTGAATTTATCAAATGGAGAGAAGAAGAAAATAAAAGATTAGCTGATACTAAATGGATTAGAGACAGACAAGCAGAATACCCAAGTATCCCCGATCAACTAGATGAGATTTACCATAATGGCATTGACTCTTGGAAAGCCATTATCAAACAAACAAAGGATAAATACCCGAAAGGATAAGATATGGCAGACCTAAAAATTAAGCCTACAGCAGGGACAGGTAATAAAATAATTATTGAAACTCAGGATGGTACTGATGTAATCACAACTGGGAATCAAGATTTAAAGTTAGAAAATGTATCTACAGATTCTACAGGGGCAGGGTTGGGTGTTCAATGTGCTCAAACTTTTCAATTAACTTCTAATAAAGGTAATGTAACTACTGCATCGGATATAACTGCTGATATTTCAGAAATAAGTAACACCGCAACAGCTTCATATGGTTCATTGGTTAGTCAAAGTTCTGGTATATTTTCTTTTTCAAAAACAGGAATATATTGGATTTGGATGCATGGTAATACATCTTATGACAATGATGCTGAATACAATATACAAATGATAAAAACTACAGTAGATAATGGAACATATGTAATTGCACAAAAATCAGTAGTATCAAGACCATTAGAAACTGGATCAGAGGGTTATCAAAATATTGTAACACAATGTTTTTTTGATGTTACTAATACAACTAATTGTAAAGTGAAATTTACTGTTCAAGCTACTGTAAATACTAATTGGCTTGGTTCTGCATCTATGGACAGTCAACCATGCACTTTTCAATTTATTAGATTATCTGATACATAGGATTAACTCATGTATATAGGAAACGATTTAAGAGGTATGATATGAGCAGGGCACGAATATTGGCAGATTATGTGGCTGGAGGCACAACCGCAGCAGAATTTGATTACCTAGATGGAGTTACGTCCAATGTGCAGACTCAGTTAGATAACAAGCCTTCAAGAAACATAGTTTATAATGGAGGTATGCAAATATATCAACGTGGTGCGGTTACTGGGGCATCAAATGGAAGTTTTGCTTTAGACAGGTGGAGATTTTCGGAAGATGGTGATCCGGGCGTTGGTGATTTAACTCAAGATTCAGATGTCCCAAGTGGTCAAGGATTTAGTGCGTCATTGAAATTTGATGTAACAACTGCGGATGCTTCTTTAGCTGCTGCAGATGGCAATGCTATTCAACAAAAATTTGCAGGGGAAGATTTACAAAGATTTGCAAAAGGGGTATCTGGTGCAAAAGCAAGTACCTTATCTTTTTGGGTTAAATCTCCTAAAACTGGTGTTCATATAGTTTGGCTTTACGATAATGATAATAACAGGCAAATATCAAAATCTTATACTGTAGCAAGTGCAAATACATGGGAAAACCACTCTGTAACTTTTGCTGGAGATACTACTGGTGCGTTTGGGAATGATATAAACGAATCTGCACAATTATCTTTTGTTTTATCTGCTGGATCAAATTTTACTTCAGGCACATTAGCAACATCTTGGGCAAGTTATACTGCTGCAAACAGGGCAGTAGGACAAGTAAACTGTATGGATAATACTGCTAATAATTTTTACTTAACAGGAGTCCAATGGGAAGTAGGAGAAAATGCCACTCCCTATGAGCATAAATCATATGCAGAAGAGTTGGCGAGATGTAAGAGATATTATCAATCTTTTGGAGGAGATCACGAACACTACAGAGTTTGTGTAATGTTCTTCAGAACTACTACTGATTCGAGAGGAGTATTAGATTTGCCAGTGACAATGAGAACTGCCCCTACTATGACTGTTTCAGCAGCAGGAGATTTTATAATGGAGTGGTCAGGTACAGCACAGGATATTTCAGCAATGAGTGCTTATGCAAACTCTACAACCAGTATTGGATTAATTGGAACTACAGCAGGATCTTGGACTGCAGGTCAAGCAGGACATATTCATGCAGACGCTGAAACTGGAGCAAGGTTAAAATTTACTGCGGAGTTATAAATGAAAAAATATAAATTATTCAATATTTATGGAAAATTAGGCACTATCCTAATGCTTAATGAGGCGGGTGATGAATACACTACCTCTATCCCTATAAATGAATCCAATTCAGACTACCAAGAATATCTTAAATGGGTAGCAGAAGGTAATGAAGCTGACCCTGCAGATAAATAAATATCCGAAACCATGATCGAACTTTTCTTATGAGATGGGGTCTTTACATAATAATAATCTGGACATTTATATTTAATGGATGTTCACCAGTACCTCCATCCAGTCAGGGGTATTGGATTGATGATGGGCCTTATCGTGGGACACTAAGAGCAAATAGAGATTATTCAAGACCATATTGGCAATGCGTAAACAATACATTAGATTGCAATGAATGAAAAAGATTTTAATAGCAACATCATTATTAATTGGAACTTTAGCCTGGGCAGAACCTCATGGTCTTGATGTTATTGCTCAGACAAACAATCCACATCCATCTCATTCGGCTCATAAGGGTAGTACTACAGAAACAGTAGTAGATGATGTTTTAACAATAATTTTAGACCAGGGATTTGCAGGAGCATTAATATTAATTTTATTTGTTTGGACTTTTAGAACAGACAAAGCAAACCGGGCAAGTCAGAAGGAGAATTTTGATAAATTTGTTGAAATAAGTTCTGAGTGTTCAGGTCATATGGCAGCAGTTTCTGCAAGACTTGAAAATATTGAAAGAGAATTAGAGCAAGCAAAACAATTAGAAATGTTAACCGCCAGTAGGAAAGGATAATAAAATGCCAATTGCATTATTAGGATCAGTTGTTAGTGGAGTAGTCAAGACAATGTGTGTCTCTCTAATATCAGAGAAGCTACTCTTGATCGTTGTACAGAAGCTGCTTGCCCGATTGGTGGCAAGCTCAAAAAACACCTTAGATGATGAGCTATATGCAGCCTTTTGTAAGCAGCTTGAAGCAGATCAAGCAAAAAGTTAATAGCACCAAAAAGGTCCTATTTTTACCTTTCTCTCCAGGAGGAAGTTTTTTAAATATATTGTAGCAGGGATAACTATGTCTATTAACTGGGAAGTGATCAAGTTCTTCAATCGGGATGAATTAGAATGTAGATGCGGTTGCAGATCTCTTGAAAATGGTGAAGCTATAATCAACTTGGAACTGATTACTAAACTGGATGAACTCCGGGAGAGATGTGGATTCCCTCTTCCTGTGAATTCTGGCTTGAGATGTCTCCAGCATAATATTGACTCAGGAGGTCATCCCAGTTCGGCCCATTGTGATATTGATGGAGAAGGTTGTATGGCAGTAGATCTTGGGGTAAATCGAGCCAGAGGGAGGATAGTATTGCAGCAGGCATTGGAGATGGATTGTTGGACTGGAATTGGAATTAGTCAGCATTCAAAAACATCCAGATTCATACATTTGGATCTGAAGCCAAGAGGGATAGATAGTGCAACTGGGAAGTCTAATAAGGCCCTCTGGAGTTATAGTTAAATGGAGATTATTTTTGAACTGGAAGATGAAGATATTGAAGTTGAGTTTACTCCTGATTTTGATTGGATGCACAAAACCCATCCCGGTAGAAACAGATGTGATTTCTCCAAAGTTCAATGGCAACTACTCAACAGAAGTGGTACGACAACTATGGCAGATGTGCAGTATGAACTTCCAGATGAAACAACCGACTATGTCATCTATATTGAGACAGATGTTGTGTGATTGCTATACAGATACCATCAGGGCAGATTTTACTCCTGATGAAATAAAGGATAAGGAATCAATTAAAGCAAAAGGTTTGACAAATAGATTAGTTGAAGAATGCAATTTAAAAATACAACCACCACCTAAAGCAGATACCTGATGGGCAAATTAGTTAAATTCACACCACCACCTGGAGTTTGGAAGAATGGTACTGCATATGAAGCCAGAGGCAGATGGCATGACTGTAATTTAGTCAGGTGGAAAGATGGCAAGTTGCAACCTCTTGGTGGTTGGGAGGAAACAATTGGTGCATCTCTTTCTGGTGTTGGAAGGGCCATGATGACATGGAGGGACTACTCTGGTGACAGGTGGTTAGCAATTGGAACTAATAAAAAACTTTACATCTTCACCTCCCTTTCTGGAACTGCAGTTGATATTACTCCTGTAGGTTTTGCAGAAGGTGATGCAAATGCAAAAATAGGATTAGGATTTGGTGCAGGAGATTTTTCTGGTACTACAACAGTTGCAGAAGTAACAGGAACAGATTTTACTTTTACTGCACCAGCAACAATTACAAGTGCATCTGTTGTCCTTACTGATAATGTAACAAACACAAATGCTCCAGGTATTGGTCCTGCTCCTTTTGGTGTTGGAGATGAAATTGAGATCACAGGATCAAGTGCAGGGGCAAATAATAAGACATATCCAAATTCTCACAGGATAGTTTCATTCCCTACTACTAAATCTATGACAGTAGGTCCAAAAAATGGATCTGCTGCATATACTGGTTCAGATTCAGATAAACTGGTAACTGATTCAAGTACAGGAGAAACAATAAATATTAAAAGAACCAGAAGGTATGGTAATGAAAATGCAGAAACATCTTCTCTGGTATTAGAAGCATCATCATGGATATTTGACCTCTGGGGAGAAAAATTAGTAGGGATGAGTACTAGTGATGGTAAACTTTATCAATGGGACCCAAGTGCAACTAACCCCACATCAGTTAAGGCAACAGTTGTCCATGCAACTGCACCCACAAACAACTATGCAATGCTGGTGAGTAAAGAGAGACATATGTTTGCATTAGGTGCTGCAGGTAACAACAGACAGATTATGTGGTCCGATACAGATGATAATACAGACTGGACTGCAGCATCAGATAACCAGGCAGGTTCATTCTTTATTGACACCTCAGGTCAGGTTATGGCAGGCAACCT